AGATCCTCTAAGACCTAATTCATTTACATCTTCTACGATATAGAATGGATTGATAATTTTCAAAGTATCTAAAATATCATCGACTTCGCCAATGATCTGTTCGCCATTGATGAGATTAAAAATGCGAATCATATTATAACCTTACATTATAGATTTCGTAATCAAATTGCTCTGCGTCGTAAATCTTAGTGCGTTCAATAAAATGTTTTAGTGTGAAGTTTTGATGTGCTTTATAAGATAGATCATCTACAATATCGTACAGTATAGCTCCATGTTCTTGTTTCTCGTCATGTAAACGCAACATACGGCCGATGGATTGCAATACTTTAATCTTAGACTTAGATGGCGAAGCAGCAATCATGTGATGTAATCTATTTATGCTAACACCAGTGGATGTAGTTCCTAATGAAGCAAGTAAGATAGCATTCTCTTCTTCTTCAATAGCTTTTCTAATAATTTCACGATCTGCAGCAGAAATAGATCCGTCGATATAAAAAACATTGTGTTCTGACGTTTTGGTAATTAGATCATTTAGAATCTTACCATGATCAATAATTCTAAAGAATACTAATTTGTTTCCTTTTAACGATAAACTCAGATTCTTGATAAACTTATTTCTGGCTTGATTGTTAACTAGGAAATCTACTTCATCAGCGTAGTTCTTACCTTTAACATCTTTTGCAGTTTGTTCATCGTATTTAAGAACTATACATTTAATCTTAAGCTTGGATACATATCCACGATCCATAAGTTCTTTTGTGCTAACTGCTTTATACTTTGGACCAAACAATCCTTCAATGGTAGCTTCGTTTAGAGGAGTACCGTCAAGGGTCCCAGTAGTGCCAAAGCGATAACGACAAGAAGTGAGACTACTAAGAATTTGTATGAGAGAGGTTGCTTTTGCTCCATGTGCTTCGTCTCCAAAAACTACGCCAAATTGTTGATACCATGGCTTGAGCATTTTGTTCTTGCCATTGTTTAGTGATTGCCATGTGGTTATAACAAGATCTGCATCAATATCATTAGACTTATTCAAGCCTTCAGTACTACAATGAATCTTACCTGTGTAACCATAATCTCTAAAATCACTTTCCATCTGATTGACAAGACCGATGGTTGGTACTATAATCAAACCTTTATGTCCGAACTGTTGGTACCATCTCATGATAACATAGATCATGAAAGATTTACCAGAAGATGTAGGGCTTACCAATGTTCTGCGTGTAGATCTTAAACACTTTAGAATAGAATCAAACTGATAATCACGTTGTTCGTATTTTGCTGGAATGTTTAATGATTTAATAAACTCTTCGAGCTCAAACTTAGAGATGTTCTCGTATAATAGTTCATCATCAAAAGAAAAAGTATAATCACGTGATTCGCAGAACTTCTTAATTCTTTGTGCTAGGCCAACATAACAAGTGCCAGTTAAACTATTGATAAGTCTGATCTTGCCATCCCAGACTCTTGCTCTATACTTTGGATTGAACTTATAATTCTCAGCATAAAACGTGAAATGATCCGACAACTCCATAATTGTTGACGGATCGGCTACAATCTTTACGTGCACTCTGTCTATGAACTTTAAATGTACATCACTCAATTATATACCTACCTTGAACTTTTCAAACTCAATCGCAGCTTTAATGTTGAAACCACGATTGGTAAGAGACTTAATAATCGATTCAAGCAATTCAATCTTTTCTTGTTGGACACCAATCTTAAGAGTTAGATTGATTACTTCAGCATCTGCATCTATATAGTTATTCACGTCAGAACGAAGGATCTTGCCTTGTGGTGGAAGTTGCCAACCTTTAGCATGAGTTTCTTCTGTTGGACCAAGCGTTAAGAACTCGTGTTTGGCAAGTTTAAGCTGCTTAAGTTCAGCCTCATACTTACGAAGTACCAGTCTTTCGTTTGTAAATATTTTGAAATATTTGTGATGGAGCTTTGGGATCTTCAGTGCTTCGTTGCCTAGCTCTGAACGATCAATGTGGGAATCCTGTTCCCATTCTGTATAAATGTCTTCTATTTTCATAATCTAAATCTACCACAAAGTGCAAATAATGTCAATCCACTAATTTGATACTATAACTCATAAACCTAAAATCTGCAGTTGTTTGGATATAATTGACATCTGTATCGGTTGTATTGAATTCAAGATCACCAAGATTTATTGGGAAAGCATCTTTGAAAGTAACTTGAATATTTGATCTCATAGCGCTATTCATAATAATCAAAGTCATGTCAGAATAGACCGTGGTTGGATTACCTGGAGCAGTAGCAGTAAGAGACTTATATTGTTCAAAGTTTTCTGTAGCACCAAGATTGATCATCCAATTATAAATCTCAAGATAATCATCTAGATCTTCACTAACTCTAAACGTAACTGTTAGTGGACTATAAGTAAGCTTCCCTGGTTTTGGCATAGCTACAAATGGTGTAGGAACAGTAGCTTCACCGAGCTGGACTCCAGGAAGTCTCACATCCTGTACTCTAAAATTAAGATTAGGAGCACGAGCCAGTACAAACTTAAATCCTAAAGGAGATAGAAAGTTTTTATTGGCTGGAATATCAGTAACAGGCATATTATTCCTTTAATGGCTTAGTAGCATTATATCCATACTATTTATAATGTCAACAAATAAAAAGAGAGGGAGCCGAAGCCCCCTCTCCAGGTACGCGGTTGGTTTTACCCAACTTCTTATTACATGAGGTTGTTAACAAGAACGCGACGATAGTACTTGTTCGAATCCTGCTCAAGAGTAGCTGTTGAATCAGCAGCTGTTGTACCCTTAGCGAATGGATTTGGAGCCATACCATAGCGAGTCTTGAAGCCGATCTTTGGCTGGAACGAACCTGGATCAACTGCACGAACCATCTGTAGTGGTACGTATGGGCAGTAGAAGATACCAGCGTCATAAGGATTCGAACCCTTATAACCTGCTACTAGGTAGTTTGTGCCAGCATATGGATCGATATAGACCTTAATGCGACCATTGATAACACCAGCGAATGTGTTGCCTGTGTCGTCAATGTTTAGTGAGTTTGTGTTAAGAGCTGGAGCGTAATCTAGAACGCCTGCCATCTGAAGAGCCGAAGCTACGTCAGAAGAACAGATGATTACGTTACCCTTACCACGACGTGTTTGCTTTGCAATCTGGTTGCACTCACGCTCGATTTGGAATAGAAGACCCTTGAACTTTTCTACCGACCAACGACCGTTTGAATCGGTGTCAAGATCGAAGATACCAGCTGTTGTTGTACCATCAGCAGCACCGCGCTCAGCAGTGATGATGATTGAGCGAACAACTTCACGGTTGATTTCTGCAAGGATTTCAGCTGACAGAATGTTTGAAAGTTCTGTTTCAGCGTCAAGACCATGAATAGCCTTGAGATCCTGTGCAAGTTCAAGTGTGTATTCAGCTTTAAGAGCACGTGTCTTAGCAGATACAGTTACCTTCTCGATTGAGAAACCCATTTCTGGGAACACATAAGTTGAGTTAGCACCTAGAAGTTCGCCTGAACCTAGGAGAAGACCCATTGTGTAGTTGTATGTTGAGTTACCTGCGTTGTTCGAAGCGCCAGGAGCTGTACCAACTGTGTTAGCACCAACTGCAGTTGCTGAACCAGCACCTGTGTTAGCAGAATCAACACCTGCACCAAGACGTGATGCATGGCCTGTGTTTGCTTCGTTGTAGAATGCTTCGGCACCTAGCTGTGTCGAGTTAGCATACTTCGAACGCATAGCGAAGATAAGACCTGTTGGGCCCGACATTGGCTGAACGCCGCAGATGTCGTATGCGATTAGGTTTGGCATCGAACGACGAACCAGCGAAATAAGTACTGGGTCGAAGTTTGAAGCGTTGCCAGCAACGTTTACGTGTGTTGCTTCGCCGAGTAGCTGTTGTGAGCCACCCTGAGATGCAGCTTCACGAAGAGCGTGCTCTGTGTTTTCTAGAATCTGTGCGGTTACATAGCGCTTATGTGCATCGCCGATCTCTGGAAGATCGCCGTGCTCAAGCACTGGCTTCCACTTGTTTTGTAGTTCCTCAGCTAACATTTTATTCTCCCTTACCTTTGGGTATTTGGTTAATTATTTATTACTTTGCGTTTCTTGAAATTGCTTTTACGTAGTGAGCCATATGAGCTGGTACTTCTACATTTGTGTCTGTACCTTCTTCAGCTTCTTCAGCAATAACACCAGTTGTGACTTCCTTCTTCTCTGAGAAGTATTTGTCTCTGATGATTTTCAGCTTTCTTGCATATGATTCAGTATCACCGAAATCAATGCCTTCTGCTAGAGTGCGAAGCTTTTCAACTTGAGTAGCTGCTAGGCCTTCGCTAACTTCGTCAAATGTAGCTTCTTTTGTTGCTTCATCAATAATTGATTGAAGTTCAAGTTGCTTATTGACTGATTCATCAAGCTTGCCTTCTAGCTCATCGATTTGAGCTTGAAGTTCACCAAGAACATCGACCTTCTCAGAAGGAACGTTGATGTAGCTCTCAGCAAATAGATTACGAAGACCTTCCATGAAGTCTTCCGCAATTTGTGCACGAATAGAAGTTTCAATGGCGAGCTTGTTTTCTTCGATCCATTGTTCAACTACGTAATCTAGATATTGATCAACCTTTTCGGTCATTTCTTCGCGAATAACGCCAGCTGTTTCTTCCAGCTTTGTGGCGAATTCTTCTTCAAGACGAATTGTTTCAAGATTCGAACGAGCTGCAACAGCTGCTTCGAAAATTGTTGAAACTTTTTCTTTGAACTCTTCAGAAAGATCTTCGCCGCTGAACATTTCAGCAACGTCTTCCTTAACTGCACCAAGTGTTGCAGCTGGCATAGCGCCAAGAGCTGGACCACCACCAGGAGCTGTTGCAGAAGGAACGCCATCGGCGCTATACTTCTTTAATGAGTCGTTGAAAAGATGTGTTAGATCTTCTTTACCGAGTTGAGCAAGCAACGAAGTAAATGTAGCTAGCATCTCAGTGCGAGTTGGGTTTGGCTTCAGAGTTTCCGAAGCAGCTGATTCGTCTAGAGCTTCTTGATTCTCAACGATATCAGTTAGTTCCTTATCTGACATTTTGCACTCCTTGTGAAAATTATTACTTTTATTTATTTTATTCAGGATTTAGAAATCTCGTTGAGAAAATTCTCAAAGATCTTGAATTTCTTTTGTTCTAGCTCTCTAGAACGAACTGCGCTTTCTACTAACTGAGCAGCTGCTTCAGCTTTTCTAGCAATTAGCATATTGTTTTCCCAGATCCATTCTACACCTTCCATGATGCCATTAACAAATGCATCTGGTGCTGAAGGATCTGCAACAATATCTGCAGCAGTTGCTAGATAAAAATCGTCTTGAACTTCATTGATGCCTTCTTTATTTAGCTTCAAAGAGCCCATACCACGAGATGAAACGCCGAGCTTAACACCTTCACCGATTAAGCCTTTGGCAATATTACCAAAAGGAGTATCCATGAGCTTAGCGCGGCCAATAAAGTTACCAGTATTTTCTTCTTGTCTCAAGCTGGTAATCATATGAGATACACGATCAAGATTGATCTGTGGTCCATCTGGGTGACCAAGTTCACCTAGAGCTCTACCAGTCTTGATGTAACTTTCGTTGTAGCGGTTTACTTCTTTTGCAAGTGTTTCAACCGGATACATACGACCATTGCGGTTTTTGATTCCGCCTTGGAGGAAGACACCTTCAATGTACACAGACTTTTTACCATCTTCACGGTTTTCTGTAATACATTTAAGATCTTCAAATACTTCTGTGATTAGCTTCATCTATTTAAACCTTATGGATTAACGTATTCTGAAGTGAATGTACCAACTTTTTGTACTTCTAGAAGAACATAAGCATTAGCTGTGCCAACAAATTCTACAGTAAGATTTGCGCTTTGGCCGACTGTTAGAGCCATACCAGAACCAGCATAATCTTTATAACCTGTTGAATCATATATAGCAACTGGAGTAGTTCCACGCTTAATTACAGCATAACCATTAGGATCAATACCCCAGAATGCTTGTGCGATATAAGCACCAGAAAGAACTTCGTTGCTTACAGCAAGACATGTGCTTGTGGCATCTACGTTTGTTGTTACACTGTTACCAGAAACTACAATGGTAGTATTGGCTACAGAAACGTGAATAGTGGCAGAAGTATTTTTCTTATTTGATGTAATAGTTACAGCCATTATTCACCTCTATGTGCAATAGCGAAGTCAAGCATGTGTTCTACACCTTCTGGTGTTTCACATGCTTCTAGAAACTTCTTTTGGTTTTCATCATTTAGTTTTTCGAATACAGTCATGATTGTACGCTGATGTGATTCTGTAAGATCACCAATAAGCTTAGCTAGCTTTTCTTCTTTACGAAGTGGTTTACCACCACGCTCAGCTGTAAGCTTAGCAGCAATCGCCATAATGCGACGCTTTTCTTTAGACTTACCTTTGAACTG